GTAATAAATAAATAAATAATAAATAAAACAATGAAACATCTAAAATTTGATTTAACCGTTGCTGGTAGTGCTTTGCTACAAGCCAACCCTGAGGCCTTCTTCAGTGCAGCCTATTTGAGCTCTGATGTGCCTGGAAACTTCCGCACTCTACCGGGTGTGAAGTACAAAACAAAATTAGCTACCGTAGTATTCGGTGATTTGCTAGTAGCCTCTCCGTGTAACTTTCCTGCACCTGGCTCATCAGACACATTGGAAGCTGTTACTATCGAAGTAGAGCCTATCTCAGCTCTTGCAGAGATTTGTCAGTTTGACTTGGAGCAGTCATTTGTATCTCTACAGATGGCAGCAGGATCCAACAGTGACTTCTCAGTTGCTAACTTCATGAATTTTTATTGGGAAACTATGGCTAAGAAGATCAATGAGGGTATTGAGCTGATCCGTTGGAAAGGAGACACAGCATCTGCAACCTATCCATTGTCACTTGCTGACGGGTATCAGAAAATATTGGCAGCTACTGCTGGTGTCATCAACGGTGGTACAGGTTCCATTGCTACCTTCGCTACCTTGTTAAACAAGCTCGAGGCAGCATTTGCCTTAGTGCCTGCTGAGGTTGCATCCAAGACTGAAGACCTACGTATCTACTTGCCTACTCAGTTGGTTAACATGTACCGTTTAGGGGTGGCTGCTGGTAACACCAATGCATTTATCACTCAAGACTTATCTTTGACTTACCTCGGCATCAAGATTGTACAGTGCCAAGGGATGTCTAATAACAAGTTTGTGATCACTTTGAAGGACAATCTTATCTATGCATTTGATGCTGAAGGAGATAGCTCTGATTTACGTGCCATCAATTTACGTGATACTGTTGCTGAGCCTGTAATACGTACAAGGGCTGATATGAAGGTCGGATTTGCTATTGTGAACCCTACTGAAATAGTATTCTACTCATAATAATAACCTGAGCCCTCTGCAGAGAGGGCTCTTAAATACATAAAAAAATGGCACTCTGTCAAGCACTTGAAGCTATTGTTAAGTCTTGTGATCCTAATGCTGGAGGACTGCAAGGCATAGCCATCATCCAACAAGATGATATCAATGTAGTAACTGTGAACACTGCTGCGGCTGGAGATTGGGAAGTGACAGCTATCACCACCAATGGTACTCCTGCTGCTACCTTTACAGACTATGCAATAAGAAGAAACACCTGCAACTATACTGAGGACACAGCTAATGACTTGGTAAATGGTAGCACTGTTGTCACACAAACCATCAACCTAGTATTTCACAGACGTGAAGCTGCAAAATCTAGATCTATCAACATCCTTGGCAGTGGTCAACAGTATCTTGCTGCTATTGTTAAGGATATGAATGGAATATACTGGTATTTTGATTTCTTGCAGTTGACAGCTACAGGAGAGGGATCCGGTACAGCTCGTGCAGATGGTAGCAAGTACACTGTTACACTGGTCTCTGAGTCGGAACACTTGGCTTATCAGGTGACTATCAATGCAGCCGGTCTAGGAACACTTGGTGTGAACTTCTAATTTTTGAACATTCTACTGTTGGTATGCCAATATAGTTATGATCTACATAACACAAGGAGCATCTAACAATATAGTGTTAACACTTACAGAGGTGACTACGGTACCCAATCCTAGTTACCTCTTTGTATTTACAAACGAATACAATACAAGTGCAGCACCTCTGCTCTTCACTGCACCGGATACCTCACCCTATCCATCCAGGTACAATCTATTTAACTTGGTAGAGCCTGCAGGTATCAGCCTGATCATAGGGCAGTGGGTGTATCAGATATATGAGAAATCAGGTCCATTTGTATTACCTCTAACTATAGCACAGACCACAGGGGTAGTCATTGAAGAGGGCAGAATGGTAGTTAGTGGCAGTGCACCTTCAAACGTATACACTTAATATGGCTTGGTACGATATATTTAGCAGAAAAAGAGAGCAAGGTCCTACAGTTTTGGAAGGGTACCAGGCGTTCAGCACTCCGTTCCTACCTGTTGGTAAGGGCAACCTCACACTACCCTATGTGAATGGAAGATACACACTAAATAAGTGGGTAGATTTTGGAGAAGGGAACCTCTATCCTGAGGTGCTTAATCAGATGTACTACAGCTCACCTCTACATGGTGCCATTGTTGACTTCAAGACCAATGCAGTCATTGGTGGAGGCTATGAGCTCAAGACTGATAAGCTGTCCGTACAGGAGAAGGTTGATCTGTACTCATTTGAAATGAAGATACATTTGAAGCACACTGTTGAAGCTGTCACTCAACAGCTCATTTTGCACAACAGAGTGTACTTCAAGTTGTATTTTGACAAGGATCACAAGCTCAAGAAAATCATCAATGTATCTCCTGAGAAGGTAAGGACTAGCAGGGATAAGAGCTGCTACTATATTTGTGATGATTGGAGTACTAGGATCAATATATTGGAGGTCAAGCCCTACCACATCACCTGCAGAGATGAATGTCAGCTCTATTGCTATGAGGTTCACAGTGTTGGTCAAGACCACTACCCACTACCTCAATACACGAGTGCTTTGAACTTTGCATTTTTAAGTGGCGAACTGTCCTATTTTGCCAAGAGTAACATCCAAAACAGCATTTTTCCATCCTTTGCCATGATGTTTCCTAAGAGACCACAATCTGAGGAGGAGAAGCACATGATTAAGGAGACCATTGACAGGCTCAAGGGAGCACAAAATGCAGGTAAAGCTGTTGCATTTTTTGCCAACAGCCAGGATCAGCTACCAAAAATAGAAGCACTGCCAACCAATGCCAATGATAAGCTATTCCATGAGGCATCTGCCCTGAATACTGAGCAGATATGCTTTGCTCACACCATTGATCCTATACTCTTGGGTGTTAGGACTGCCGGATCACTAGGCAATGGCTCGGATATTAAGCAGGCTTATGTCATTTTCGAGAAAAATGTAGTAAAAAAATTACGGTTTCAGGTTGAGTGTATATTCAATGACCTTCTTAATATAGCGAAGTTGCAGGCTGAGTTTTGTCTTAATAACTTCCAGATCATAGGTGACACCATTGTAGAGGTAGATGATGATGTGAGCAAGGTCAAGGAGGCACTTAATACATTGAGTGAACCATTGCTGACTAAGGTACTAGAGAAAATGACAGCCAATGAGATAAGAGCTCTAGCTCAACTACCTCCGATTGATGATACAATATAAATACAGGCCATGCTATACTTCATAACTGAAAACTACCTGAAACTGAACACACCTATCACAGCCAATGTGGATGTGACTGATGTGGTACCATACATAGCAACACAGTCAGCTCTTAGAATACAGCCTATCCTTGGCACTACATTCTACAACCATCTACTAGCTGCCTACAATGCTCAGACATTAACCAATGATGAGGTCACACTGGTTGAGTTCATACAGCCTGTCATTGCATGGAGGTCAGCAGAGGATGCTGTATTTGGTTTGACCTATCAACTAAAAAACAAAGGACTGCAGACTCAGAGCTCTGACTTCAGTTCTAGTGTCACCAGATCAGAGGTATCCTTTGGGATGGAACATTATGCACAAAAAGCAGCGTTTTATGAGCAGAGGTTGATCCGGTGGTTGCTGACCAATAAGGCACTATTTCCTATCTTCATAAGTGCTGCCAATACTGACACTGACCTGAGGCCTATGTTTGCACAATGTAACTACTGCATACACAATAACATTGCACAATGCACAGGGCTATGTGGCAACTTCACGCAAAATGGCTACAACAATAACATCCTGATCTTATGAGAACACAGCTCTCAATACTGATCACCACCTTACACCAAAAATGGCCCATGTACCTATCCATGTTATCTGCGTTTTTCTTACCTATCTATGGACTAATGTTTCTCATTGGATTTGCCATAGTAGTAGACACCATCACAGGCATTTGGAAAGCACGTAAGCTCAACAAGCCTATCACCTCAAGAGGGCTGTCTGCTGTGATATCCAAGATGCTACTCTATCAGATCACCTTGATATTGTTCTACCTGATTGACTTCTATATTCTTGACAGGATAGTGTTGACATTTTTTTCAGTACCCTTGATGCTTACCAAGATGCTGTCATTGGTACTTGTATCCATTGAGGTGGTAAGTATCAATGAGAACTACAAGACAGTCAAGGGCATTGATTTATGGGTAAGTGCTAAGAATTTAATAAACCGGGCAAAAGAACTTAGAAAAGATGCTGAAGTCCTTAGACACAACGGAGATAGTTCAGGAGAGGCTATCTAATGACCAATACTTTCCTGAAGAGTCGGTCAAAAAACAGATATACCTACACCATACAGCAGGCAATGGCAATGCTGTGGGCGTTGCTAAGTTCTGGAACAGCAATGACACCAGGATAGCTACTGCATTTGTCATTGGCAACAGGGGTACAATAGTGCAGTGCTTTTCGTCCAAACATTGGGCCTACCACTTAGGCATAGATAACCAAGATTTTCAAGTACATGGTCTCAAATATCAGAACCTCAACAAGCTCAGTGTGGGGATAGAGGTGTGTAATTGGGGACCATTGAAGCAGGTCAATGGTAAGTACGTCAACTATGTGAAGAGTGTGGTAGATCCTTCGGAGGTAACTGTCTTGGATAAGCCCTTCAAGGGCAACGTGCTATGGCATAAGTACACAGATGAGCAGATAGAGAGCACCCGACAGCTCTTGGTGTACCTATGTGACACCTACAAGATACCTAAACAATACAGAAAAGAGATATTTGCCATTGATACGGAGGCCTTCAAGGGTACTCCTGGCATCTATACCCACAATTCAGTGCGTAAAGATAAGAGTGATATCTACCCATGTCCTAGAATGATAGCAATGTTACAAGAACTATGAGATACATCCTACCCTTATTGATATTGATAGTATCTTGCTCAGCTCCAAGGAGAGCACAATACCACTACAAGAGAGCTCTTGCTAATGGGCTCAAGATAGAACAAGGTAGTGATACCATCCGGATAGCAACCATTGACAGCATACCTGTCATAGTCAATGATACCATAGTATGGGAGAAGGTACTCACCTACAAGGACACCATTGTGATGTATAGGACCATTGAGATACCTAAGACCAGGTGGCAGACCAGGATAGAATGGAAGTACCGAACCAAGATAGAGAAGATACGTGGTGATGTTATTACAAAAAAGCATGAGGTGGTGAGATATAGATTAAGATGGTGGCCTTTTTGGTTAGGCTTAGCCATACCATTTATCCTTCGGTTAGCATGGAGTGCTGTTCTGAGAAGATTGTAGATGAGAAAAAGACTTTTTTATGACATTGAGACCTCATTCAATGTCGGTATATTCTGGAGGACAGGATATAATATCACACTACATCCTAGTGATATCATCCATGAACGTGCTATCATTTGTATTTGCTACAAGTGGGAGGGTGAAGATGAGATCCACAGCCTAACATGGTCCAAGAGCCAGAGTGATAAGGCAATGCTTAAGGAGTTTATCAAGGTGCTACTTGAAGCTGATGAGATAGTGGCCCACAACGGGGATAGATTTGACCTCAAATGGATACGCACAAGAGCCTTATTACATGGCATTGATGTCATGCCTACAGTCAAGACCATTGACACTCTTAAATGGGCTCGAAAATACTTTAATTTTAACAGCAACAAGCTCGACTACATTGCACAACTACTCAAGGTAGGTGCCAAGATGGATACAGGAGGCATTGATTTGTGGAAGGACATAGTATTTCGTAAGGATCCCAAGGCACTAGATAAGATGGTAGCCTATTGCAGAATGGATGTTGAAGTGCTTGAGGCAGTATTCTACAAGCTCAACAGCTACACAACAGCTCAACATAACTATGCAGTGCAGCATGGTGGGGATAAGTATGAGTGTCCTGAGTGTGGCAGCACCCACTTCCGGTACAACAAGAAGGTAGTAACAGTTGCAGGCACTGTACATCACTGGCTAAGATGCCAGAAATGTGGCAAACATAGCAAGATGAACCAGCTAACATTCCACAATTTTCAAAATTTTCTGTACCGGAAAAGCAAGAAAACACAAGAAAAATAAAAAAAT